CATTAAACCGTGGCAAAGTAGTTGACGATTTAAAAACAATATGGTGGCAAAATTATAATAGACTATTAATTTGGACTATGATAGGTGCAGATGTAGAAAATGGACTATGGGCTATTTTAGGTGCAAGGTCAGGATTATTTATGAATATGTGTACAGATTGGGACCATGTACAAGTACGAGACTTTAACTATCTAAACGACTTGTGGGAAACTTCATTTGCTGCAATTGAAGACATTGAATATGAAATAGGCACATATGGTATTAAGTTAATTGATAAACTTAGTATACCAATTGCAGAAGCGCCACTAGATGCCCAGCAAAGTAAATTTTTTAAATCAATCTATGTACCCAATCTAAGGAATGTAAAACTTAAAGGGCAATTGGCCTAGAATGAGCAATGAAGATAGAATTCGTATACTAGAGGACAAGAGAGAAAAAATTAACAATGTTAGTTGCAGCTTCTGTACAGCTAAATGGCTACAAACAACTCTCATGTTACAAAACGGATACAACCATAGTTGTCATCATCCTGCACCACATAAAATACCATTAGAAGAAATAGAAGCAGACCCGTCGGCACTGCACAACAGCAAGTTTAAAAAAGAACAACGTGCTAAAATGTTAAATGGCGAACGACCTAGTGAATGCGGGTACTGTTGGAAAATTGAAGACTTAGATAAAGATTACTTTTCAGATAGGCATTATAAAACATCAGACTCGTGGGCGTGGGAGAGATTTGAAGATATTGCCAAAAGCAATCCGCAGGATAATGTATATCCTAGTTACTTAGAAGTTAGTTTTAGTAATGCCTGTAATTTTGCATGTGCATACTGTTCACCTGAGATTAGCAGTAAGTGGATGGAAGATATTAAAAAGAATGGACAGTATCCGACTAAGCACGGTTCGCATAATTTAGATTACTTAAAGTCTAGCGGAAAGATGCCTTACAAGAATAGAGAACACAATCCTTATGTAGAAGCATTTTGGAAATGGTTTCCTGACGCACTTCCGCATTTAAAAGTATTACGCATTACCGGCGGTGAGCCGACTATGAGTAAAGATACTTGGAAACTTTTAGATTATTTACTTGAACATCCGCAGCAAGGTTTAGATATTGCTATTAATACTAATGGGTGTGTTGAAGATAAACTAATTGACAAATTAATATTAAAAGTTAATGCACTTGCTAATGTAGGGGTTAAAGTTGATATCTATACAAGTTTAGAAAGTACAGGACCACAAGCTGAGTATGCTCGCGATGGCCTAGATTATAATAAATGGCTTGTAAATACAGAACGCTTTCTTAATGAAACAAAAAGTACTGTTGCTATTATGACTACAGTGAACATATTAAGTTTACCTACGTTTAATGAATTTATAATAAAATTAATGGAACTACGATCTCGTCACAATGAAAGATTTGCAGATAATAGATTACCACTTAGTATTAACATAATGCACTGGCCACCACATTTGCAATGTACATTGTTAGATAAAAGTGAGCGCGAAAGAATAGCTAACTTAATTGAAAATAACTGTAAGCAATGGTTAAAATATTATAGTGAAGAAAAGTTTGGAAGAATATACTTAGAAGAATGGGATCAGATACAGAGATTCTGCAATTATTTGCGTAGCGAAGATCCAGCAATAGAACACAGAGCCGACTTTGTAAGATATATACATGCATACGACAAGCGGCGAAACAAAAACTTTAAAGATACGTTTCCAGAGTACGCAACATTATTAGAGGATTGGCTAGATGCCTAGTAAAAAGAACGAAACTCTACAGCAGTATAAAGAACGTATGATTGATACCAAAAGTGCAAGCTATTGTGCTGCTAAATGGTACAACGCAACTACTTGGCTAGGTAGCGGCACAACGGCAAGTTGCCATCACCCGCCTGCACATAAAATTCCGTTAATAGAAGTCGAAGAAAACTATACAGCAATTCACAACACTAAGCATAAGAAAGAGATGCGCCGCCAAATGCAAAATGGTGAACGCCCTGCAGAGTGCGAGTATTGCTGGAAGATGGAAGATATGAAAAAAGACGTAGTAAGTGATCGTACTTTTAAAACTATCATCTATACCGACGAAGAACTTCAAGAAGCATTTGATGCAGATTGGAATGCTAATACTGAGTTAAAAACTTTTGAAATAGCATTTGACAGAACCTGCAATTTAGCGTGTAGTTATTGTAATGCTAGCTTTAGTACTACGTGGGCAAAAGATATTAATAAGAACGGCCCTTATACTAATTTAGTAAGTGACGGCGCAGGAGCATTTACGCAGAACGGTGATTGGACTGCTCCGTACGATAGTGATGAAGCTAACCCTTATATTCAAGCATTTTGGAAATGGTGGGACAACGGCCTTGCAGATAGCTTAGACGAACTACGTATTACAGGCGGAGAGCCATTAATGAGCGGAAACACCTGGAAACTGTTTGATTGGTATTCTAAACAAGAGTCCAATATGCGATTTGCAATTAACTCAAACTTGATTGCAAAGGATTCTATTATTGATAAATTGATTGAAAAGGCCCAAGGGATTAAAAAGTTTCACATTTATACTAGTTGTGAAGCAGTAGGAGCACAAGCTGAATATATACGTGACGGTCTAGACTATCAGCAATGGTTGAGGAACACAACTCGCATATTAGACGAAACTAACACAAGTGTTAGTATTATGATGACAATTAATAGTCTTTGTTTGTTTAGTATTACAGAATTCCTTGATGAAGTGTACGCATTAAAAGAACATACTGGATCAAAATCTCCGTCAGTAAGTTTAAATTTAGTACGCTTTCCTAGTTTTCAAAGTCCGTTAGCATTGCCAATACATCTTAAAGATTATTGTTATAATAAACTAAATGATTGGTATAATGAAAACAAACACAAAGCATTATGGCACGAACATGAGCGAGCAAGTATTGAGCGTTTAATAGATTACTTAGTTACTGTAGATGCTCCTCACAGACGCACTAGCAATCCTGTAACATTATGGCGCGACTTTAAAACATTTTATGCACAGTATGACGTAAGACGAAATAAAAACATAAACGTGTTTCCTAAAATACTTACGGATTGGGTAGAAAGTATTCCTGACACAGATTCGAGTATTATGGAGCTTGCACATAAAGAAGGATGGATATTAAATCCTGACCCTAAAAATATCGACGAGGCGTTAGGAACCTATGAGTAGAATAGAAAAAATATCAACATCAAGCGTTAAAATTACAGATTTACATGAATACAATGAAATGGTTACTCAGTATTCTATGGAAAAAAATCTCATAGGAAAGAAGTATACAACGCCGTATTTCATATCGCCGGATGCTAAACAGAAAGAAGATCCTTGGGAATATAATATAAACTCATATGGTTCCCGTGGTCCAGACTGGACATTTCAAAAAAGTCCTGCATTATTTGGTTGTAGTTGTACTTTTGGAGTTGGAGTTGAGACTCCAGTATCGGAGTTACTTGCTAACAAACTAGGAGTTGACGTAATACCTAACTTAGGAATTCCGGGTGGAGGCTTTGTTAGCATAATAAAGTTATTTTCTGCATTTACTAGATTGCATCCTGTAAGTGATGCAATCATAATGTTACCTGGGCCAGACAGAGTGTTTCTTCCAGAATATCAATTAGATAACAAAACTTGGGCTCATAGAAATTTCATTTTAAATTATCTACGAGGTGACAAAAAGTTCTTTAAAAAAGTAGTTAGCATATTTAATGATGACGTATTAGCATCTTACCTTTCAGATTATATTGACTGGGCAAATGAAATTGCTAAAAATAGAGGCATTACTATACATTGGGGATCGTGGAATACTAATACTGTAACTTTTTTAGAAGAAAAAAATATAAATGCAACGACATTTCAGGTGAATATTGACATAGCAAGAGACGGTAGCCATCCTGGACCAAAGTGTCACGAAGACTTGTGTAATGTAATTTATGAAAAAATTACCAAAAAGGATGTATAATATATAAATGTATGATATTGTTTTTATAAGTTATAACGAAACACAAGCAGAAGAAAATTGGTCTAATTTAAAAGACAGATTTCCGTATGCTAAACGTGTACACGGTGTAAAAGGTATTCATCAAGCACATATAGAAGCAGCAAAGATTGCTGCTACTGATATGTTATGGATTGTTGATGCTGATGCTATTGTACTTGACAGTTTTGATTTTAGTTATATTCCAGATATTACTAATCAAGACACTGTGCATGTGTATACAAGTATAAATCCTATTAATGGATTAGAATACGGCAATGGGGGAGTGAAGTTATTTCCACGATTAGCAACAGTTAACATGGATACATCTAGTTCTGATATGACTACAAGTATATCAAAGGGTTTAAAAGTCATAGAAGAAGTGTCAAACATAGCAGCATTTAATGTTGATGAATTTAGCACCTGGCGCAGTGCTTTTAGGGAATGTGCTAAACTAGCAAGTAAAACTATTAAAGGACAAATAGATAATGAAACAGAAGAAAGACTTAGAATCTGGACAACAGTCGGAAGAGATAGACCGTATGGAGAATATTGTATTAAAGGTGCTAGTGCTGGCACTAACTTTGGGCTATCTAACAGCTCTAATCTGCATTGGATAAACGACTTTGATTGGCTAAAGGAACAATTTAATGATTAATATTGTTGTTACAAGCAAACCAGTAGACGGACTACTATATTACAGCTATGAATACTGTGACATGCTTAATAATGCAGGCTATCCTGCACAAGTTATTGTTGTAACACATCGCAACTTCACTAAAGAAGATTATTTAAATTCAATTAAACACAAATATATACATTGTCATAATATTCTTATCGACGATTATGTTCCATTACTAGATGATATCACACTTATTATAGGTCGTAGTATGATGACACTTAGTTGGCAGAGCTTTAATGATTATACTGATGTACAAAAACGTATACTATATCGCTTGTTTGATGGTGATGTAATAAGTGTATATTCAGAAAATCATGTTGAAGGATATCCTAAAGCAGTTGACTTTTATAAACCAAAACAAATAGTAGACTTGTGTGACACTGACGTATACCCTAATGGCGTAGGCGCA